TGCGGGTTCAATGTAGGCCAATCCTGTTTCGACCACTCGCGGCGTTCCCATCAGGAATCTCCGCATCGCCCTTGTGTAGCGATTTGACGTGCTATCCTTTGAATGCGTGCCTTGATTGCCGTTATTCATATTTACTGTGAAAGCCTGATTAGCATCGGCTTGCGTTGATGACCAATAGGTGTGATTTGCGAAGTTGCCGAAGCCGTTCACCTTCAATTTAGTGTACATTTCGGTCAACTCATCCAGCGAAGGAAGAAACCAATCGCTATACCCGTTCAGTATCAATTCATCGCAAAGCCTCGCGCTTATACCCGATGTAGGGCAACTTGCAACGATTGTCGCGGTGTTAATTACGCCTTGACCAATCGCTTCGGGTGATGCGCCTTCCAGTATCAAAGTCCCCTGACACCCCCACGGCGCGTCCGTTGCTTGGTCTGCCGCCGCACTGATGTAAGCATAGCCGCCATCCTCAAACACAAACAAGCCACCACCAAGTGCGTCACCTGCCGCGTAGCCGTTTGCATCTTGCAACACCTCGTATTTGTACTGCCCTTTTTCAAGCGCGCCCAACGTGAAGGTGAAGCGGTCGTATCTCTCCTCGTAACTGCTCGCGTTGCTAATCGCGTCAATGTACACCACCGTGCTGGTGTTCTTCGCGATGTTCGTGAGAATCAACTTGTAGATGGTCGCGTTAGTTGCGCGCTCAGTCCACGTGACGTTGATGGTGTTCGATTGGCTGGCTTTAAGGTATAGCATTACCGTTAAATACCACGCGCGACTGATTTGTACAAATTCAGCCTCGCCTCGCTGATTTGCTGGATGTCGAACTTGCCCTGCATCTTCGCCCGCAAACGCTCACCCATTTCCTTCGCCATCGCAGGTTCATTGATAAACGCCCGCATATACTTATACCACAGCTTGTCCTTCTTTTCAGGCACAAGCCAGCCATCCACGCCATTCTCGATGCAATCCGCATACATCGGCACCTCGCTGGCAATGACCGCCTTACCCATCCACGCGGCCTCGGTAATCTTCAACTCCGACTTCAATCGGTTAAACTTGGTGTCGCGAAGTGGCGCAAGGCTCACATCCACCCAATTGTACCCCTGTACATAGCTGTATATGTCAGCCGCTTGGATGCGTGAGTAGTTGTTGTTCTTCCCTTTATTGCTGAATACCTGCTCGTACCCTTGGTAGATTGGGTTGTTCTCGTTCCAGCCCGCCAAGTAAATCATATACTTCCCATCCAGTTCGGTTTCATCCGACAGGCGTTGCAGTGGTGACCGCATCAACTCCACATCCTCCGTGTGCTGGGCCGCGCCGAAGTAGCCGAAGCGCACCCGCTCGCTTTGCGTTGGCTGTTCCTGAAACTGCTTGTACTGGATGTATGGCGTGTTCGGAAAGATGCTGACGTTCTTATTGAACTTCACCAATTCATCGCGCAGGTATGTCGTGGTCGTGATGATGTGGTCAGCTATGCGGATGTGCTTTTCGATTATCGCAGGCATCTTCGTGTCGTGGTAGTGCCTGTAAAAGCTATGCCCTGTGCCAAGGTGCCAGTAGTCGTCCATATCCAAAATGATACGCGCGCCGTATTGCCGAAGGATGTTGGCCACCTGCTCAACCGCCTCCAACGGCCCTGCAATCCACGTTCGGTTGTACAAGAATAGGTCAATCGTTTTCAACTCATCCTCTTCCATACGCCTGATGTCATCGATGCTGACAAAATCCACCACTCCACCGCATAGGTCGTGAACGGCCGCATTCGGCATTTCAAGGCGATAGTAACTGCACCCTGTTGGGTGTTGGTTGTAAACGATGCATATTCTCATTGTGCAGATTTAAGGGTTGACGTTGTGCAAAAATAAGAAAGCCAGTGCGACCCTTACGCACTGGCTTTCACCAACCCAAACTGAACTACACTTAATTCGCGCCGCCTGTTATTTGCGTGCTTGCTGTTACTCCCGCGATCACAGTTGACAATACCTCTCTGCAAGGTTGTGCTTCCATCGCCGTGAATGTCAATTCATAGCCACCCCTGTCACCCATCGCTGTGCCTGTTTGCGCAGTTCCGCCAGTCACCTCGATGCCGTTGGTTTCACCCAGCAGCCAATACTTGCCATTGCGGTCGGTGACAATCGCCAACAACCTGCCATTCGAAGCAAGGCGCAACTGATTGCGCACCTCTTGCGTGAGCCTGTTGATGACCAAAGTCATTTCTTGCTGGTAAAAGATAGTGCCGTTTTCAACGCTGGCGTTGGTGGTTTCAGTAAACTGACCCACGCCCTTCGGCAATTCGTATTTGTAGAAGGCATTGCTTCCCGAAGCATAACCTGTAAAGCCAGTCACCGTGCCTGTGGTGTTGGTGGCTACTGACCCTGTTACGTTCCACGATGCAAGCCTAATTTCGCTAATGCCGCCAACATTGTTGCGGCATCCTAATGCGTATCCTGATGTAAGTGCGCAGCTCATATTTTTTCTTGTTTTATAGTGTCAAAAGAAAAAGAAGGGCAGGTTTCCCTGCCCTGTCATCAGCCAGCAGGTGTCGTTGCGTTGCTTGCCTTGTACAACACCATAAATTCAGGATATGCAAATTGCACCCCGTATTTCAGTGCCGCTTGGAAGCGAATCTGGTCGTTGTCGTAACTCGCCCAGATGCGGAAGGTATCCTCATCCGAAAGCAGGTCAGTTCCGAAGAACAAGTTGCTCAATGACGTTGCCACGATGCGGCGCGTGCCATTTAATCCATTGACCGCGCAGATTCTCATATTGGTCGCAGGGAAAAACATTTCACCAGCACCCAACTGCCCAAGGTCGCCCTGATACAAGTTCAAGCCTACAAGTTTATTCGCAAGGATGCGGTAAGTGTCCCATCCGCAGAAGGCGTAGATGTCGTCCTTGCTGATGATTTCAACAGGGATGTTCTGATACACATTTTCAAACGCGCTGACGATGGTGGTGTCACTGAAAGCCGCACCTGCAAGGCTCGACACGATTGAAGCGGATGCAGTGGTCTTCTCCATCAAGTGAAGCAGTCCAACGGTCTTGTTCAGATTCGCGTCACCGCTCAATGATGCAGATGAACCAGTCCACCCTGATGCGCCAGTTGCAGTTGTTGACTGCCAAATGGCGTTCTCGATGTTCTTGGCGATTTGCTTTGCCTTTTGCTCTGCAAACGCTTGCTCGAAAGGTACGCCTTCGTAGTTGCTACCCTGCGTCAATTGCGTCTGCATCCAGTACTGCTCCAATGAACGAGGACACAACTCCTCTTGCACTTTCACCCGCGCCACGCTGATGTTACGCTGGCTGAACGTGGTTGTACCTGACGCATTCCACGCGCAGGTGGATGCGGCTTGGAATACTGCATCGGTGTCCATTAAGTTCAACGATTCCTCGTACTTAACGCCAACGCGCTTTTGCATCAATGACTGCGTTTTTGCGTCAAAGACGGCTTTGGTCAGCAACGGCAATCGCTGTTGCTCGACATAGGACGTTAGTCCCCCAAGTGAAAATGCCATAATCTTTTTATTTTAGGTTTTTAAGGTTATTTGTTAATGCTTCAAAATTCGTGTTGCGCGACAGCTTGATGTTCTCGACAATTGCGTCACTGGTGCGCTTGCGTGGCTCTGCGGTTGGTACTTTGCTCATCTTCTGAACCTCGGCATCCAACTGGTCAAAGCGCGCGGTATTGGCTTCCATCGCCCCTGCCAACTTCGACAATATCTCCTCCAACCTCGCTTCCAATGCCGCAATTCTCTCCTCGATTTTATTCCCTGCTTCGGGCATCCCTTCGCCTTCGGGCATCCCTTCGCCTTCGGGTGTGACTTCGATTTCCACTTCTTGTGCCGCTACACCTGCTGGCAGGTCACCCACTTCGACAATCTTGCCGCCTTCGGTTGTGATAACCCCAACTTCGGGAACAGTGTGCTGTCCGTCAGGCGCAGGCAGCATTCCTTCTTCGGTTATGACGAATACAGGCGTGCCTGCAACAAGGTCGCCATCCACGCGCACCATCGTGCCATCTTCCAATTTGTAATCTGCAAAGTTTTGCGGCGTTGGCGTTGCGGTAAACTTCCGCAGTGCGTCAGCCAGTTCAGTCAAACGATTTGCTATGCTCATAGGGTCGCTTTTAGATTAAATACCACGCTGTTTGATAGTATGCAAAAAAACGCTGAACGCCTCTTCAAGGCTTGCCATCGCCGCTTCTAAACTGGATTCAGTTGCCTGCATCCCAAAGTAGCCCTCAATGCTGAACCCTGTGAACTGGTCGCGCTCTTCCCACACCTTGTCATTCTCAACCTTGAACGAACCAAACCAACTGCCATCAGGCGCATCTTCAAATCCCTTCGGTGGATTCACGCCACGCTCGCGGTCAATCAGGTAGCTTTCAAACATATACACGCCATCCAGCGGCTTGCTATGTTCGGCGTTCACCTTCGCTTGGTTCTGCTGTTTAAAGTACTTCTGCACCATCTTGCGGATGGTGTCCTTGTCGAACATCACGTAGTACTTACCCCGCGTGTCATCCTGTCTTATGATTGGCGTATCTGCCAGCATCAGCGGGCCTGTCAGGATGCGAAGTGCGGCATCCTCAGCGAAGCGGTGTTGCTTGGATAGGGCAATGAATGGTCGCTCGATTGCGGGTGATTCAACTAAACTGACGTAGCTGACGCCTTCGCCATCCTCATCGATTGTCATTAAGTAAACAGGTAGCTCTTCCATATCGTCAAATACCATCACGCGCCTAACGTTGCAAATTCACTCATTCGCCGTAGCCTGCCGCTTACACTGCGAATGTCTGATTCAACCACATATGCCCTCATCCCTTGCCCTTGTCCGTTAGCAGGTGGGTTCAGCAGCTGACTGTTTGGCGTGGTTGCTGTTGGTGCTGGCATAGCCACATCGCCGACTGATGACCCACCGCCTCCACCTCCACCGCCTCCGCTGTTTGCGCTTGATGATTCAAATTGCTGGTTGCTAATAGCCTTCACCCTTACCAATGCCGATGCCGCCGCCGCCGCCGCCAAGATAAACGACAATGGTGGTGGTGCTGATTTGAACGCCTTTTGGGTTGCGACAATTCCATCGATTATCGCTGTTCCCATCGATGCCTTCTTGTTGATGTCAAACGCTCGCTTCTGCGCCTTTTCACTTTTTCCGCTGAACAGCGATGTAATGTCGGCAATGCCTTGCAGTGTTGCCTTGGCCCTATCCACGCGGCGTTGCGCCCGCATTTCTTCCAGTGCCTCCGCGCGCTGTTCCTCGGCCATCAGTTCTTTAACTCCTGACCTTCTGACAACGTTTAACCCCTGTTCAACTTTCTCAACGCTGTTGACAAACTTACTTACGCCATCCACGCGCTCCAAGTACACCAAATCCTCGGCATCCTTCAATGCTTGCTCGCGCATTTTGCGCAGTTCAACCATCCGCGCATCGTGCGCCTTTTGGTCTTCTTCTTGCTTTTTTAACTGCTGTTCCTTGACGTATGTTTCGTACTGCGCCCGCAGCAGATTGTGCTGATGGCGTGCCTCGTCTTGTTCCTGCGCTGTCTTTGCCATCCGCATCCGTTCACGCGACAGTTCGAACTCACGCGCAAAGATTTGCTCTTGACTTGCACCTCGTGCCTTCAATATTTCAATCTCGCGCTCCATCGCCTGTGTGCCATCGGCAATCGCCTTGTTGCTTTCGGTCTTGATGCCAAGGAAACGCTTGACCGCACCCGTTAGCTTATCGAAGTTCTCAATCAGCAAGCCAATAGCCACCACAGCCGCGCCAATTCCAGTCGCAACCAATGCCAACCTAAATGCCTTCATCGCGCCTGTGCTCGTGCCAACTGCCAACGCATACGCTCGCTGTGCCACCACGTTCAGATTCACCATTACAGCCGAATCCTTGTTCAACACGTTAGCGACCGCCTGCACGCCGTTCAGCAACGCCAATGCACCCTGCACCTTCATCATCGCCTTCTGCAAGTCCTCATTCTCATCGCCAAACAACGCCGCCGCACCCTGCGCCACTGCGAATGCACCCGCCAAACCCTGACCAACGCCAAGCAATGTATCGAGCGTTCGGGTGTCCGAAGCCATCGCCTTGATCTGCGCTTGCGTGTCGCCGATCTGGTCGGCTAATCCCCCTGCTTGCGTCTGCAACTGCCGAAAGCGGTCGGTGTTGCGCTGTCCTGACTGCTCCAACTGCTGCATCTCATCGCGCAACGATTTAAGTTGCGACCTTGCCGATTGCGTGCCTTTCTGCGTTTCGTCTTCCAATCGAAGACCAACGACAACGGTGTTTTTAATGTCTGCCATTAGCGTACCTGTACTGGTGTTGTGTATGTTGGAATGACCTCGCCATCCACTTCGGATTCAAGGTTGTAGTTCAAATTCGGTGTTACCGTTTGCGCTGTAAATTCGGCAAGGTTCAGGATGCGGCGAAGCGTTACCCTGCACATCACGTTCTGACCAACACGATAGTCGCTGATTTCCAATAACCGCCATTTAACTCCGTGCCAGTAGACAGGGATGCGGAAGTCAAGTGCCGCGATGTCGGTCACCGTTAGCAGGAAGGTAGCTTGAACGGTCATCGCTTCCTTGCTTGCAATCTCCTCGATGTAGGTCTTCCAGTAGCCGTTGAACAGGTTGTTGTTCGTGTATGGCGTGTAACCGCCCTGACCATCGGGTAACGCCCAGTAAATCTGCTTCGGCATTCCAAATGCCAAGTCCTGTTGTGGGTCATAAGGATTGTCAACGTGGCCGATGTAGGGAAGTGTGTTTCCGCTTACCCAGCCGCTTATGTTCGTGCCGAAGTTACTCACCCAATACCAAGTTTCAGTTGAACCGCTCGGCGCAGGTGTCATCTCAACGTAGTTGTACTGCGCGATTCGATAGCCTGTCTTCATCGTTTTCAGCGTGCCATCATCCTGCACATCAAAGGTGCGACCAAGCACGATGTTGGTGCGGTACTGCGCAGGGATGACAGTGGCGCACTTGGTTTCGATGCGCTGTTCACCAACGCCGTAGAAGTTGTCCGTGTCAAAAATCCTGCACCCATAGCCTTCCTGCCACGTTGCTTGATAGCTTTTGGCTAACGCCTCACCGCCATTTCGGTATGCAAATGTGAACTGCTTGCGAAGTTCAGGGTCGCCCATTGTGATAGTCATCTCCTGTGCTTCGTCAGATTTCTGCGACCAATCCACCACGCCGCTGGTATAGAACTCGTTAAACGGCTCGATGTAAATTAGCGTTGGGTCAAGCGGTGATTGGTAGAAGTACAAATTGAACATTTTTTGCAGGTCGCTGAGCAGGTCAATCTGCAAGGTGTCGGCGGGTAATGCCGTGCGCATATCGATGTTTTGATTAAGCATCGAATAACGTTGCATTAGAGTTGTCTGAAAGGTACTACCGCTAACCAGTGACATCCCGCCTTCGTTAGCAGTTACCACAACTTTCAGTGTTTCGTTGGGGAGCAGAAATACAGTGCGGTCAATGCTATGCCGAAAGAAAAGTGATGTTTGACCAAGCGTTTCGGTTATATCATTGCCATCAACGTCTTTTTTGACTGTTCCGCCGCTATTCTGAATTTCAACGGTAAATTGACTTGCATCCGTTGCGCCTTGCAAAAGCAATTCAACGTGCAAGTTGTACAA